TCTAATCGGCCTGTAATACACTGAGCGACCCGCTAGGACAATCGCGTTGAGGATGTTGAACAGATAACCGCGACAATAGTAACTCTCTTTGATAAGGAAAGCTTAAAATGGCTAATACAATTGACCAAGCCTTTATTAAGCAGTTCGAGTCCGAAGTTCATATGGCTTATCAGCGTATGGGTTCCAAGTTGCGGAACACTGTTCGTTCAGTAAGCAATGTAAATGGTAACACTGTACGTTTCCAGAAAATCGGAACTGGCTCTGCTTCAACAAAGTCTCGTAACGGCAACGTTACTCCAATGGAACTGGCTCACACCAATGTTGAAACAACAATGGCTGACTACTATGCAGCCGAGTACATCGACAAGCTGGATGAGTTGAAGACCAACATCGATGAGCGTCAAGCTGTCGCTAAGTCTGCTGCTGCAGCACTTGGTCGTAAGACTGACGACATTCTTTACACAGCAATGGACGCTGGTGCTAACGCAACTCAGCTTGGTTCTGCTGGTTCTGCTGTTGGCAAGACTCAGCTTCTGTCTGTGTTTGAGACATTTGGTTCTGCCGATGTTCCTGAGGATGGCGGTCGTTACATTGCGATGCATCCAAAGGGTTATGCTGATTTGTTTGCAATCAACGAGTTTGCTTCTAGCGACTTTGTTGGTGAGCAAAACCTCCCATTTGCGGGCGGCATGACAATGAAAGAGTTCTTGGGCTTCAAGATCTTCTCAACTTCTGCTGTAACTGCTGGCAAGAACATGGCCTACCACACTTCTGCTGTAGGTCTTGGTATTGGCGCAGACGTTACAACTGAGCTGAACTATGTAGCCGAGAAAGTCTCTCACCTTGCAACCTCAATGATGTCTATGGGTGCTGTTGTTATTGACGACAACGGTGTCTATGAACTTCTTGACAACAACTAGGAGACTGAACAATGGCTTTTGATGCAGCAAACCTAGTTCGTATTGGCGGTGGTTCAGGTCGTGCGTTGTGGTATTACACAACTACTGAGGCACAATCCGCTGTACAGGTAGAAGATTACTTTCTTCCTGCAATCAACATGATTAACAAGAACGATGTAATCATCTGCGTAACAGCAACTGGTGGAACACCAGTAATTTCTCATGCATATTGCAATGAGAATGATGGCACTACAATCGATATTGTTAATGGTGTTGCTATCACCAATACTGACTCCGACTAATAGGGGGAGGGGGCTTCGGCCCCCTCAACTTTCATGGCAGTAACCAGCATTGCATCCAACTCACCAATTGATATTTGTGCCAAGGCATTAATTCTTATTGGTGCAGACCCGATTACTTCATTTAGTGAAGGCACTACAGAGGCTCTTGTCTCTGTAAATATGTATGAGGATGTTGCAAGAGCATCTCTTGTCAACACACGCTGGCGGTTTGCCACAAATCAGGCTGTGCTTAACAGGCTTACAGCCGCGCCTACAGGTAGGTACAATTATGCCTATCAGCTACCCTCAGACAATCTGATGGTACACGCTATTACAGTTACAGACTTGCCAATTGAATATCAAATCTATGGCGACAAAGTATACGCAGATACATCTACATCTGATGTAGTTATTGCAGACTATTCCTTTAGGGCTGGTGAAGAGAACTGGCCTTCATATTTTGTTATCGCTGTTGAATATGCACTAGCAACAATCTTTGCTTCATCTATTGCAAGGGATGCAAATCTTGCAAACATTATGGAAAACCAAGCGCAACGTGCTATGGCAAAAGCTAGAAACTTAGATGCACAACAGCAGACAACAAGAAAGCTTACTACTTCGAGGTTCATTTCTGAAAGGCGCAGCTAATGCCAACTAAGATCCGTGTGCCTCTTACTAACTTTCAGTTTGGTGAACTCAGCCCATCTATGCTCTCAAGAACAGACTTGAGCGTGTATAACAATGCGGCAAAGAAGATAACCAATCTCCTGATTAAATCAGAAGGCGGTCTGAAGAAACGCTTTGGATCGCAGAAGATCTATGAGTTTGACACAACCATAGACACAAGTAAGACGCAGCAAATTAGGATTGAGCCGTTTGTCTTTTCAGATGATGAGAGATACATTGTATCTTTTGAGCATCAGAAGATCCGTGTGTTTATTATTGATCCAAACACAGGCGTTGTATCTCTAACTGCTACAATCACTCAGGATACAGATGCTGTTACCTTGCCAATTACTGACAGCATCCTACAAGAGATTAGCTTTGTACAAGCTGGCGATGTTATGTTTATCGCTCACAGTTCTTTTGCTTTCTTACTACTAACAAGAACAAGCTTAACTACATTTGAAGTGCGTCCATATGTATTTGATGTGGATGCTAATGACGATATTATTTATCAGCCCTACTATCCATTCCAGCCACTTGGCATGACTCTTGATGTAGACAAGACAACAGGAACTGGTGCAATTCTGACAACCAGTGCTGATTACTTTACGTCAGATCACGTTGGAAAGGTTATTAGGTATCAAGGTAATGAGATTGAAATCACTGCTTACACCAATGCAACAACAGCAGTTGGAACAATTAAAGATAAGCTTGAGGTTCATCTGGACTTCAATGCTTTTAAAACTACAGAAGGTATTGCTGATGTTGAAGTAACACAGGTTGCTCATGGATTAAACATTGGTGATGCTATTGTTGTCGATCATGCTGGTACTGTTGGTGGCATTAGCAAGAACCAATTGAATGGTGCTAGGACTATTGCAGATGTTCTTGATGAGAACAGATATGTATTTGTTGCTGGTGCTAACGCAACCGAATCAGTAGATGGCGGCGGCACTCCAAAGATTGAAACACATGCACCAACTATCTCTTGGGATGAGCAAGCGTGGAGCAGCATCCGTGGCTTTCCAACGGCAATCTGTTTCCACGAGAATCGCCTATGGGCCGCTGGTACAAGCTCTAAGCCTAATGGTATTTGGGCAACTAAGATTGGTCAGTTCTTTAACTGGGATGTTGGCGATGGTGCTGACAATGATGCTCTCGACTTGACTGCAACTGTAGGCGAGATCAACTCTATTCGCCACATTGTATCTAACAGAGACTTGCAGTTGTTTACCTCAACATCTGAGTTTTATATTCCATCTTTGACTACCAGTGCTATTACCCCTACCAATGCACAGATTAAATCACAGACTCCATATGGCGCATCTTATGTGCAGCCAAAGCCGTTTGATGGATCAACAATCTATGTGCAGCGTAATGGCAATGTAGTGCGTGAGTATGTTTACGATGACTCAGAAGGTGCTTATGTATCTGGTGCATTGTCTGTTCTGTCTTCTCATCTAATTAAAGTTCCAAAGCAATTGTCTATTGCTCAAGGGGCTTTGAATCGCCCAGAGTCCTATGCGTTCTTTGTAAACAATGATGGAACTATATCTGTTCTTTACAGTGATCGTGTAAACAAGAAAGCTGGCTGGTCTGAGATCACAACCAATGGTGAGTTCCACTCTATCTGCACAGTAGATGAAAGGGTGTTTGCTGTAGGTAAATATGATCTAGGCGATGGTACTGACAAGTACATTCTTATGGAACTGACTGACAATGCTAACCTAGATTTTTCTGGAGAGTTTAGCTTTACCTCTGGTGTTGCCACAGTTTCGTCACAGTTTAACAATGGTGCTGTTGTTGCTGTTGTTGATGGCGATGACTACTATGGAGAATTTACTGTAGCTGGTGGGCAAGTTGATATATCATCCGTTTCAGAACTCACTGCATCTAATGTAGAGGTTGGATACAAGTTTGACATCGAAGCAATCACATTGCCTATTGATGCCAACGCTGCCAACGGCCCTATTACTGGCGAGCCTCGCAGCGTCAATAAGGTAACGCTTGACTTGTATGATACATTGTCTGTGTCGGTAAACAATACACGCTTGCTAATCTATCAGGTAACTGATGACTTTAGCCTTAGCAGAACGCCTGTTACTGGCAAAAAAGAATTTAGACTACTTGGGTATTCCAAGGATCCAGTAGTCACAATTAGTCAATCTGCGCCATTAAAGATGCAAGTTAATGGCTTGGTAGCGGAGGTAATATTCTAATGGCATTTCAAGTATTAATGGCAATCAGTGCTGGTCTTTCCGCTTACTCAGCAATTCAAGGCGGCAGGGCTGCAAGGCAAGCTGCAGCATTTGATGCAGCACAACTTGAGAAGCAAAAGAAGCAAGTAGCTCTTGAGGCAATCCAGCGTGAGAATGATCGCATGGAACAGTTTGAGTCAGCAACAGCAAGCAACATTGCTTGGTTTGCTTTCTCTGGGCGTGACATGAGTGACCGATCAGTTAAAGCTTTCTTGGATAAGCAGAAGGACGTTGCTTACAGTGACGTTAAGAGAAGCAACTATCAGGCTACCGCTGAGACAGCAAGACTTGGAGATCAACAGCGTCAACGTCTTTATGAAGGTCGTCAGGCGCAAAAGGCATCGTACATTCAAGCAGCAACCTCTATTGCTTCTGGCTGGTATAAGTACGAAACCGTTAAAGTGTAGGTTAGTAACATGGCTGTAATTAGAGAGCAGAGAACATTTAGGAATCAGCCAATTGGCGTTGTTCGAGCTAGTCGAGCAGGGGAAGAGTATTGGCAAACTGTTGGTCGTGCAGCCGATGAACTAACTCAAACTGCCTACAGAGCCGCAGCGGATCAGGCAAAGCGCACTGGTATGGAAACTGCCGCAGCCGTTAAGCAATCTGACTTTAGAACAATCGATCCTCTTACTGGTGAGATTGAAACCTTTAACATGCCTTCTGTTCCTCAAAACTTTGGCACTATTGCCAGAGATGCGTTTGAGCAAGTAGCTGAGAACAGGTATGTAAAGTCTGTAGAATCTGCAATTAAAGAGAAGTCTGCAGAGATTGCACTTACACATCAGAACCACCCACAAGCTGTTGAGCGTTATGAAGCAGATATGGGTGAGTACCTTTCTCAGGTAACTAAGAATGTCCAGCCTCGTTTCCAAGAAACAACTAGAGACATTGCCGCCGCTTGGATGGCAAGCACCAGAACTAATCTGCTTGCAAAACGTTTTGCTATTCAGCAAGAGATTGAGCGCAGCAATCTTGAGAACGATGCAAGAGGTCAGGCAACAAACATCTCTAACCTATCATCGATGGATTCTCCTGATGCTGGTGTATTGCTTGAATCAGAATCTCAAAAGCAAAGAAATGCTGTAGAAGCTGGCGTTCAAACTGGCAATCAAGCTGACGCTAATATTGCTATTATGCGGCGTGGAATGAAGACTGGCTTATTATCTAAGAGCCTTTCATTAACATCTACTTATGAAGATACTGATGCAAGTGGCAACAAAGTACAAAAGCCAGTAACTGCTTCTATTGCTTTGTTAGTTGAAAACTCAATCGATAACCAAGCTGTTAATGAAAACTTACCAGAGTCTTTAAAGCCTTTGGTAAAGAGTATTATTGAAGATCCTACATTTATAGAAGATAGAGAGTTTGTTGGACGCTTTGTTTCTAGTCAGCGTGTTGCTTTATCTCAGCAAGAAGGTTCAGTAAAGAAAGCAACTAAACTTGAAATCGCAACTAAGAAAATTATTAATGGTCAAAGAGTTTTCAATACAGACGCTGCGTCTAGAGAAGCTGCTCAAAATATAATTAGAGATGATGCTGGTCTTCCTAAA